ACGCAGATTTAATTGGTGATGTTGTCCGTTCATATGAAGGTGATTGTGAAGAAATACAAAATGAGTGGAACAATCATATGGCTCAGACATATGTTGATTATGAAGTAGGTGATGATGGTGCTGATGGCGCTTATATTAAACCTTATTCGGCATTTATTGCAAAATGGCCGATTGATGAATGGAAAAGATTGCCGAGCAACGCGGAAGAAGTTGTGTGGAACTCGGTTGACGATTTAAATGAAAGAATTGGAACCATTTTTGTTCCCTCTGAAAACGACACTCCTACAATCCGCAAGATTCGCGAAGAAATACATTTAACCATCCAAGTTAACTTTGAACATCCTGAAATTGCTGGGCAGTCATATTTTTCTTTCCCTGAACAATTTAATGAGGCTTGCCAAAAGATTGATAGCGTAATTGATGATAAAAGAGATACTTGGGAAGAAATCCTTACTGAATATTTTAAGAAAAACGGACAAATGGAAGGCGGAGAGTTTATGAATCTAGCCGTAGCGATTGAAGATGGTATTCTTACCTCCTATGAATGGGATATTGAGACTGATGGAGACTATGACGCGTCATATGAATGCACCGCAAGATACTCTCACTATTACGATCCAGAAGATTTAGGATTAGGCATGGAAGTGCTTATGCAGATTCTTGATTCTCGCGACTTTAAGATTGAGCTGAGAAAACAACTACTTGAGGCGCCAAGAAAAGAACAGAACACTCAGTATTACTTACAAATGAACGCCACAACAGTGGAACACGCTGGAGAGGCTAAATATACCGCTATATTCTCGATTAACGCCGATGAGCCCGATATTATGACTGGATTGTTTGTCGAGCTTGTAGAGGGCGAGATGGACGATGAAGACAACCTTAACGTGGTGTTCAACAGAGTGTTAGCTCAGTTTGTCAATTCTCGCCAGCCATCGCACATGCAAACAAATGAAAGTATAGTTAAGTCTTGGAAAGGATTTTTAGGAAGATGAGCAAGTATCTCCAAGATCCAGATTGGCTTTTTAGCATCCTCACTATTCTGGTTAAGAAGAATGGTGGGCAAATAACGTTAACTGAAGAAGAGATGAAGAACGTATCCACTGGTGATTTAATTGGTATGTACTTTGAACCCAAAACAGGTAATCTGATTTTAAAAGAAGTGGAACCTCAAGATATGTTAAGAGCACAGGGCATAGTTAATGACAGTGTCGATGAAACTTACGATAATTAAGGATATAAGATGAAACTAATACTTGAAAATTGGCGCCAGTATTTGAACGAAAGCGAGAACTCATCTCACTACGGTGATTTGTATTTGTTTGAAAATGATACAGTCACCAAAACATCTTTTTATAATGCTCTCAATACTTTATCTGAATCAGACGGCGCCGTCGACACATTCTTAGAAAATTGGGAAAAATCTGTTGACTACCAATTACAAAATTTAAATGAACAAGAGTTTAATCCACTTTTTAAATTAGCAACCCAAGCTTGGATGATACAAGACAAATTTAAAGAGAAAGCGGCTGAAAAAATTATTGCTGTCAGCAAAAAGATTAATGATTATTCTGAGAAGAATCCAAAGACTGTAAAAGTAGCCAAAGTAGTTGTGGGTGGATTACTTGCTGCCGCGGCAGTTTATTATATCTATAAAGTTGTTGATAAGGGCGGTGATGCATCCGATGTTATGGAGTTGGCTCAGTCACTACAGCCGGAAGATCCTGATTTAGCTCGGGAAGTAGCTGAGTGCGCACAGGAATTTAGCCCAGAAAAGATAGCAGAGTTCGCGCAAGAGCAACAAGGTGTTGTTGATAAAGTAGCAGACACACTTTCGGCCGCTGGTGAACCTGCGCTAGATCAAATGGGGCAAGCAGCAGAAGCAGTTTCTGATGATATGACACAAGAAGTGTCTGGTTTAGATCGTTGGGCGGAGATGTTTGATTCTGGTGAGTTTGGGAAAGCAACAGATGCGCCCGAACTGACAGATAAAGAAGCTAGAGATACTTGGGATCAACTCACCGGTCAAGACAAATTTGCTAATGATCCATCATATAAGCCGGGTGGTGGAAAGAAAGGATTAGACGATTGGTCCAAAACGTGGGACAAAGAGTATGGCTCGGGAGAAGATCCAGTAGCTAGACCCGCAAGAGCCCCACAAACCCCAGACGAAGCAGCTGCTTGGGAAGATCTTTTGGCACAAGATAAAGCTGATAGTATATCTAAAACAAAGCCTAGAAAATGGCCATTTAAGAAGTTTAATAAATGAAACTCCTACTTGAAAATTGGCGTAATTACGTTTTACTTGAAAATATCGAGGGTGCAACTCGGTTATCTATATTTGATTTTGATGAGACAATCGCCTTTACCGAAGGTTACATTAATGTTATTGACAAAGAAACTGGTGAAGAATTTCAAACTAGATCTCAAGAAGAATACGATGCCGTTAAAGATGACGATAGATATGAATTTGACTTTTCGCCACTTGACAATGTTCACAACGCAACTGAGAATCCAAATGTGACGTCAATTATGAGAGATAGATTATCTGATCCAGATACACAAGTTATGGTGTTAACTGCTCGGGCACCTGTATCAATTGATGATATACATAGAGTGCTCCGAACCTTCGAGAAACCAATACCAACTGATGACATCATTATGATTGGAGTAGAGGGAGCTAACAAGGGCAATTATCTCGTTAATACAGTACTGTCAAAATATGACAATATCAGAGAAATAGAATTTTATGATGATTCCCAGATCAATATTGATGATATGAATCAAGTTAAAAAAGAATTAGAATCAGCTGATCGTAAGATAAAATTCAACATATATTTGGTTAAGCACGGAAAACCAGAATTAGTGGGTGGATGAACACACTACTTAATATCGTGGAGGTATAGCAAATGAGTGATACAAATGGGTGGGAAACCTACTCAAAGTTAGTTTTACAGCAGCTTGAAACGATGTCAAGCGGAATCGAATCGTTGCGAACCGAACTACAAGATGTTAAAGGACAGTTAACTGAACTAAAAGCTAAAGAAGACCGAGTACAGGATATAAAAGCCTGGAAAGAAAAAATTGATGAAGTTGCATCACCCACACAATTACAAATTAAGTTTGACGAGATAGAAGAGCTTAAAGAGTTTAAGACTAAGGCTGTAACCATGTTCATGGTAGTTCAGGCTGCTATGGGTATCGCGATGGCAATTGCTTTAGAAATATTTTAAAAAGTTGTTGACAAATAGTCTAAATTTGTTATATATTAAATATGCATAAGTTTAAAACAGGAGATTTAATAGGGATAAGGCACCCTATGGAGGCTGACTCGGCTATAAAAACAGGAGTCGTGATAAATGAAAATGAGTATAATATTATTGTCCAGTGGTTATCATATGACAAAACTTTCTTCATGGAAAAACAAGGCGATATTTTTGAAGAACTCAATAAATCCTATCTTTTATCAAGACAATCTTACCATCGATTAAATGAGAGGGCAGATTTGTTCTTGTTAAGCTCTAGTTAATTTATGAGCTACAATAGCGAAGATGCCGCTAAGAAAATAAAATTAGCTGTCAAGCAACTCAATGGAACAATTATTGATGGGCTGGATGAAGATGGCAATCCGGTAGAATTGCTACCTGAAGTAGGTTTAAAATCAGGTGCTGGATATCTGCATTGCTATTCGCCCGGGAAAAAGAGATTTATTAAAATCTCAAAAGGACAAAAGGCATATATAATTGACAATATGGATAATAATGAAGAAAAATGTTTAATATATACTTGGGATGGCTTCTTGGTGGAAGCACCCGTAGAAGAGATCTTAATAACAGGGTTTGACTAATGCTTTTTAAATTTGGAAAATTGTGGAAATCAGTAATTTTTATCCTATCCTCGTGGGGCTTGTATCTAATATTTGATTTCGAATTTACTGTGATTACTTTACTCTCACTTATAATAATAGCAAATTTAGATGATAGTGATCTTTTGGTATAAAAACACTACTTATGGTGGTGGGAAGTAAAAAAAGACGATATTACAAACCGTCTACATCTGGTGTTGCGGCATCGGTGGGCGGGTATGTGGTGAAGTGGCTCGAAGATGACGAGCCGGCATCACAAGTAAACAATACTGGCCCATATAGTAGTATAGATGAGGCTGCAGCAATCTTGCAAGCATATTTGAAATCAGGGATCTGCAGCTGGATGGTGAAGTATGATGACTGATGGAAGTGCTTTCGGTGCGCTGCATTCGGAAAAACTTAGCATTGGAGATATGGTAGAGTGGACTCGGTGGGATGAGTCTGAAAAAAGATGGGCTAGCAACTATGGCATTTTAATTAAAATGGAAAATAAGTTAAAATCTAATAGAATAGTTTCGGTTTCCACTGTTAAACCCATCAATGAGCCGCATCAGATAGTAGAGTTGTTCACTATTAGTTTGCAACCCATTGCTGATGTAGTGCATCTGTGATATAGATAGGTTTATATTATTTTGAAACTATTTAGTATTGTGGAATAATATATGATTAACTATCCTGACATGCTCCAACCCTTAATTGATAAGTTTTTGCCCTTTGCGCAAAAAAAAATGGGGTTTTCTAAGCCGCCGAGATTATTTATTCGTGGTGATGAAGAAAATGCATGTAACCCACTGGGCAAAACAGCATTTTATGATGCAGATAATCAATCAATAACCCTCTATGTCACAAAGCGCCATCCCAAAGATGTTTTGCGTTCTTTGTCTCACGAATTGGTACACCACACACAGCATTGTCGCGGAGACTTAAACAATATATCTACGTCTCCGGGATACGCCCAAAGCGATGAACATATGAGAGAAATGGAGCGTGAAGCATACGAACTCGGAAATATGTGCTTTCGCGATTGGGAAGATGGTATAAAAAATACTATTTATTACGAACATCTACAAAAAGGAGAACTTAAGATGTCTACTAAAGATTGGAAAAACAAAGAATTGAGAACTATTTTATCAGAAGCCTGGGGCTTCAAATTTAACACCCTTGAGGAGTTTAATTCATTCAATGAAAACGAAGAGATTCAAGAGATCTCTGATCAAGACGGTGTTGCTGATGGCGACATGGAAACAGCCGGAGATGCTACCGACAATAGAGAGGAAGCGGATCTCGAAGAAGGCAAAAAGCCCATGAAGACTGACACAGAGGATGCTGATGACGACGGTAAAACCGACGACGAAGAGCCGGCATTTCTTAAAGAAAAAGAAGAGTCTGATGAGGGTATTTCTGAAGACAGCGGCTATGAAGAGAAAGAGCACGATGAGCATAACGCATGGCGTGATGAAGATCACATTGAGGCTATTGAAAAGCATCTTCGAGCCTTAAAGGGTGATCGGGATTACGAAGAAGATCATGAAAAGCTTGAAGAAGAAGAAGTTGAAACTGCGGATCCTTTAAAAGAGGCTATCAAGGCTATTTTGACTAAGCACCTGAAAGGCTAAACCCATGACTCGTGAGTACAAAAGTTGAACTTAAGAAGTCACGAAACCGCTTTATACAGAAGCTATTATTATTACACAACCCAAAGGAACACACAATGTCATTAGATTCACAATGGCGAGATTTTCTTACCGAGAGTCTTGATGAAAAAAACATCTTTACCTATATTCAGGGACTCCAAGAAATAATTTCCAATCTTAATCCCAAGACTGTCACGGAAAGAAGAAGGCTACAACTTGCAAAAAATCATTTGCGAGAAGTAAAGCGCTTTGCTAGGCGAATGGAAAATGATATGGGTGTCCTTCAGGAAAAGCTTAATATATTAGAAGAATCGCAAAGGAAGGAATAATGGCGAAAGCTAACACACACCTCACTCACCTTGAAGAGCTTGTGCTCACCCAGGGCCCAGTGGGCTATAAGATGGCTAGAGCGTTCCTTCTAAAGCTTTTGCAGACTCTCAAGGGGAATACCAAGTCTAGCATACAAACGTCCGTCAAATGGGACGGAGCGCCTGCTATCTTTGCGGGGATTAATCCTGAAAACGGTAAGTTTTTTGTTGGTACCAAGTCGATCTTCAATAAGGTACCTAAAATTAACTATACCGAAGAAGATATCATTAAAAATCACGGGCATGCTCCGGGGTTGGTAGATAAGCTCACAAAAGCTTTAAAGTATCTCCCCTCACTTGGCATAAAAAATATCCTACAAGGTGATTTTATGTTTGACGATGAGATGATCGACACTGTTGATATAAATGGTGAGCCTCATTATCGTTTCAAGCCCAATACTATTGTTTATGCTGTGCCTGTTGATTCAAAGTTAGGTGAACAGGTTGGCAAGTCTAAGTTTGGTATTGTATTTCACACAACATATGATAGCTTAGAGAGTGGTGCTAGTTTTGGTGCTGATGTTTCGAAACTTAAGCAGACGCCCGGAATATGGTTCGATGATGCATTTTTTACCGACGACACCGGTGTAGTCACACTAACGGAAGAAGAAGAGGCGGCAATTGTAGGTTTAGTGAAACAAGCTGATTCAGTGAATGAAAAGATAAACTATGATGATCTTCCCTCTGCTTTTTTGAATATTTATATAAACAGCGAAATCAAAAGCGGGAGCTTTTTAGAGAACCCAGAGAAATCTTTTGAGGGATTTGTTAATTGGTATTCGCAACGTGTTCAGAAGAAGATCAACAGTTTAAAAAGTGACAAAGGTAAACAGAGGGCAACCGCCAATGCTCAACAAACTCTACAATCGTTTAATGATAAAAAAGAAGATATACTTAATATTTTCAAAGTTAGTCGATTATTGTTTGAAGCTAAGAACATTTTTATTGAAAAATACAATAACGCCGTATACAATACAAAACACTTTGTTGACAACGGTTCAGGAGATTTGGTTGCCAGTAATCCTGAAGGTTACGTAGCAGTCGATCACAAGGGAAATGGTATTAAGTTTGTAGATCGCTTAGAATTTAGCAGAGCTAATTTTGCCATTGACAAAGGTGATAAATTTGCGGCGCCAATTAGTGAAGAAGACGAGTTTGATATCGAAGACGAATCAGATGATCCGGTGATAGACGCTGATTACCCAAAAACTATCGCAATAGTTCCCGGTGCTTTTAAGCCACCTCACAAGGGACACCTAGATATGGTGCGAAAATACGCTGCCATGGCAGATGAGGTTATAGTGCTCATTTCTATGCCGACTAAAAGTGGACGCAGTTTACCTAATGGTAAAGAATTGACTGCTAATGATTCTTTGGCAATTTGGAAAATACTTACTGCTGATTTAAGTAATGTTGTAGTGGGATTTTTCAATGATCCCGAAATACGCTCTCCCATAAGTGCTGCGTATGCGATCGCTGGAGCGGCAGAAGAGAGGGAAGGAGCAGCCAGAAAGGTTGAACCCAACATATTCCCCATTCCTGCCGGTAGTGATATTATTTTGGGCGCTAGCACAAAGGGTGGCGATGCAAAACGCTGGACAGCTGCTGAGAAATATATTGGCGGTGGTGTTGACGGGGATTTAATCCTGATACCCCCAAATGAAACCGCGGTATCACCGAGCATGCATTCAGCTGAGTATATACAATTGTTATCAATCGAAGAAAGGAATAATACAGAGCTTTTTCGAAATATGCCAAGTGTTAAGGCAGGAAAAGATCCTGCACAATTCCACGCTAGTGATCTTAGATTTGTATTGATAGAAGCCACCAAGAGCGATGTAGCTCGTAAAATGTTAGAAGACTTTGTCGGCGGAGAGAATGTAGATAATGTCTTATCAACTCTCGGGCTTTCCGGAAAGGTTGATGAAATGTCTGCCGTCGGTGTTGCTGGTGGTTCAATGGATGGGCATTCTGCCCCTTTGGGATCTACATTGGCTAAGCGAGGGGCAAGTACGCCCGGAAAACGTGATAAGCCGAAAACTAAGAAAAAGAAAACAAAAAAAGAATATATAGACTTAGGTTTACTTGCCGAAGTTATGGAACTAATTATAGAAAGAGGCATTAACAATGAATCCAAATGAAGAAAGAATTCTCAGAGAGAACATAAGACATCTTATAAGACATGTCAAGCAAAAAAACAGCAACGAAGAGATGCAATTGCGTACAATAATCGATCAATTTCTTGATATCGAAATGCAGCAATTATCAGAAGGACAGACGCCTGACGTCGATCCTGCACCCAACAAATCAACTGGGATTAATATGCTTGAACAGCTCCTTAAAAAGATTATACCAGTATTGGAAGAAGATTACAAGTCCTTGACAACAAATAGTTCTCAAAGGCAATCATTCCGTGCACATATCCTGAATGCCGTCGTTAATTCCCTGACACCCGCGCAAGTTAACAACGACGCTGGAGAAGATAATTTAGATGAGGAGGTAGAGATTAATGTTGGCGGTAATACTGATGACGATAAGTTTATCGATATTCGCACTGATGCCGAAAAATCAGCAGACGATGAAGAAGAGCCGGCGGATCCGCGAGATTCGTTCGGAGCGGATGTCGAAGGTGACGAGACAGGGCGTAATGTGGCGTACCAATCATTCAAAAAAATAGAGACAAATGTTATCGATGCATACGAAGTTCTCTCGGATCCGGAAGATCAAGAACTGTTCTACGATTATATAATTGCCAATCTTAAACTATACTTCGATAAATTCGAAGAAGAATTGGCATCTTCTGTAGATGAGCCTACAAATCAAGCGTATGATATGGCAACATCAGGAGAAGC